TAAACCGAGGTATTCGATAACAGCGGCAACGGTCGATTTCGCAAGAATATCCCGCCCGACTTTTGTCAGGGTTGCCAGGCTGGCGACATCATTCCCCGTAAAATACGGAAAGCTGTCTGCCGCAGTAGCAAGCCCGGCCAGCGCCGTCAGGGTGGCATCTTTCGGTTGCTTACCCGCAAGCGCGTTAGTCATGGTGGTCGCAAAATTCGGGTCGTTGCCCAGCGCCGCCGCCAGCTCGTTCAGCGTGTTCAGTGCGTCAGGTGACGAATCTACAAGTGCGGCAATCGCGGCCATAACGAAAGCCGTGCTTGCGATTTGGGTATTATTCGTTCCCTGTCGTGCAGTTGGTGTTGTTGGCGTTCCGGTCAGTGCCGGGCTGTTTAATGGGGCTTTCTTGTTCGTTTCATCCATTACCGCCTTAACCGCTTTTGGTGTCGCTGCCAGCGTTTCAGACGTGCTGTTGGTTGCACTGCTGAGCTGGACTATCCCTTTTCGTGCCGTCGTGGCGTCCTGAGCGGTATATTTTCCGTTAGCCAGGTCATACGCGGCCTTAACCGCTTTCGGCGTTGCGGCCAGCGTTTCAGAATCGCTGTTAGTGGCGATACTGAGTTGAACAAAGCCTTTTGCGGTCAGCGAGGCATCCGGGTGACGTCGTGACTGTTCATGCTCTTTCAGTTTGTCATCCACGTAATCCACTGTGGCCATCACCATGGTGTTATCCACGGTAAGCGCCACGGTGGCAGTGCTGGATACGGTCAGAATGGTGCGGAATGTTTGTGCACGTCCGGACCCTTCGGCAACGGTTGGTTTGTAACTTTCGGCAGTATTGCCCACCGCGATTAAATCGCCGTGCTCATCAAATACACCAATTTCCCGGATCCAGAATCCGCCCGTTTCAGGAGGAATAACCAGCTCCGCAATAATGCGGTTCTGATGTGTTGCGTCCAGGATGACGCGATTAACAGTATGTCGCCACACCTCATGCACCAGACGGGGCTGCTTACTGTCTGGTGTGGGCAATGTACCGCCACCGTCGCCCACGGCCATATGAGTCAGGCGGACAGGCTTACCATCTGGCGCGGCTGCCTGAGCTAATTTTTTGGCACCCGTATCGGTGATAACGGTTTTAAATTTACGTGTTGTGGTACTCATGCTTAATCGTCCGGATAAATGGTAATGACTTCGCCGTCGTAAGTTGCTGCCGCCGCGAAAATATCTCCCTGAATCTCCTGAATGATATTCAGCCCTGTCATGTGGCGGCTGACCGGGCGGGCATCAGCAATCAACCGCTCCATTTCCAGATACATTTCCTCGGTCACACCACTGTCCAGCGTGCCGACTTCAACGGTAAATGTTCCCGGTTCTCCGCCGAACTCCCACCACTCAGACACACGAATGAGGTATCCCAGCGGCTCAATGGCCCGGCGCAGTGCGCTGATGGTCCCTTTGTGTCGGTGTATCAGCCATGCATCACGAATCACTTGTCGCTTTGTCTCTTCCGGCCAGTTGCGATCCCAGCGGTCAACGGAAAATGCCCAGGCGAGATAAGGCAGCAGATGCACCGGGCAGGTGTCCGGCGACCACAACGTGTTGAGGTCTACCGGAATGTCTGTAATGCGTGTTCCGACGGCTTCGGCACAACGCATGAAATTGCTGGCTGATGGTGGTAACAACGAATTACTCATTGCGCCCACCTTCGCTGATGGTGAATGACTCACAGCGCGCCGCCTGTATGTCGCTGATGGCCATATTCTGTGTGGGTTCGGTTATCTCCACGCGTTGCACGCCGTGCACATGAAGTGCGGCAGCAATGGCGGACAACGCCACGTCCTGACCGATAAGCCCCTGCTCAGCCAGCCACTTCCTGAATGACGATTCCGCCGCAGCCAGAATAGGTTCGGATTCCGGGCCGGGGTAAAAGTACAGTTTTGCATTCAGCCGCCATGTCACGATTCTGGCGCTCTGTACCGTCAGGCGGTCGGCCACCGGGCGGGTATCCTCTGCATTCAGAACGGCGCGAACGGTATTAAGCAACGCCTCCGTTGCTGTGCCGTCGCCTTCAGTGGACAGGATGGAAACCGTCACGTTGGCCGGAGACGGGCTGATGGCTCGCGCGTCGCGTACCAGACCGCTGGCGCTGCGTGCAAAATACTCGTATGCGCCTGACGGGCCAGCAACACTCAGACCGTCATACGCCCGTTGCGCCCGCAGTCTCAGCGAGGAGTCGCTCTCCATCACCGCGTCGGTGGTATCCGTTGCCGGAGTGATAACCAGGCGCTTTGTGTTCATATTGCCCGCGAGGTTGTCCAGGTCTGTCCCGGCGCTGTGGCTTAGCATGCAGGCGCGTGCACCCTCATTGACCCGCTGGCGTAACAGCATTTCACGAAAAGACATGGTTTGAGCGATAACGTTCAGGGGTTCCGATTCCAGCTCCAGCGCGGCGGAGACGGCTTCACGCTGTTCGGCAGGATAGGACGCAATCATCATGGCCTTTGTGTCAGCCAGAATTGCTTCAAAGTCAGGCTCCGCGATGATGGCGGGTTCCGGTAACTGGGAAAGGTCAACGGCGGGCATGATTTACTCCCTCAGCGTGATGGTTAACTCAACATTCTGCATGGTCTGCATGACAGTGCCCGACAGCGTCACCCCGGCGCGGCCTCCTGCCTTCCAGACAACGTCGATGGCGTCCAGGGCAATGCGGGGTTCCCATCGTGTCAGCGCAATCACGGCAGCACTCATGCATTGCAGACGAGTTGTGTTATTCATGGGTTCGTCAATCAAATCAGGCACAAGGCTGCCATATTCCCGTCGCATAACCCGGCTTGCCAGCGGGGTGATCAGGATGTCCCTGACTGACTGTTTCAGGTGCTCCATATCGTTCAGGTTTCCCGTCCCGTCCGGATTCATTCCTGTGTAGCGGGTTGTCACTGCGGGCCTCCTGTCGAATCGCTGCCGCCTTTCACGCCACCGTGTTTATGCGTATGCACGGTAATGCCGTTTGAGGTGAAGTTGCCGCCGCTGTGCGTGATATTGCCGCTCATCTTTCCTCCTTTTGTGACGTCAAGCGTCGCCGTTCTCAGAAGGTTTGTGCATTCCACGACGGGCGTGTCCAGTTTCACGCTGACGGATGCCTGTAAAGTGGCCGTTTTCATGCCGCTGGCGCTCAGTGCGCCTGCGTCCGCGTCGTAGCGGAACACCGCGCCGTCCGGCGCGCTGATCACGATTTCTTTCAGGCTTTTGCCGGGGGCCGGATTGGCATCACTCCACAGGCTGCCAATTATCATGGCGGTTTCCGGGTTGCCGCCAATGCAGGCAATTACCACCTGTTCGCCTGGTGATGGCGGCAGCCACACATTGAAGGCTCCCGCGCGCGTGGTGTTCCAGCGCAGCCAGCCTGTTTCCAGTTCGCCGCTGCGAACGCGCACGCGCCAGGACTTCTCATCAACTTCAGAGATGATCCCGGTGCGGATGATATTGCTCAGCAGTCGCATGAGTTCTGCGCTCACCGTACAGCCTCCGCAATCCGGCCCAGCACCGTGTTATAAATCAGGCGTTCATCTGCCTGACTGATGCCCAACAGCTCACGTACCGGGTAATCGGTGAAAATGCCCGGCGCAACCTGATCGCGCTCACCGAACTGATGAACGCGGGCAATACGTGCGGCCACGCCGCTGTAACCCACCGTCACACCGGAAGCATCTGCACGGGCTTTCAGGTAGCGGGCGGTGCGCAGTTTTACGAACATGGGGACGCGCTTTGTGCTGTCCTGGTTGATGCGCCGGGTGCGTATTTCCAGAAAACGGTCGATGTCATCCCGGTAAAACGTGCGGATATTGTTTTTATCCTCATCCCACCCGGTAATGGTTCGCCCGTATTTCCCCGTGTCGTGATGCCAGTTTTTCAGCGTGCGTGCTTCGTTATTCCAGATAAAGCGAATGCGTTCCTGTATCCGGGTTACACGGCGTTTGCGTGGTGTCCATGCGGTCCCGTCCGGCGCTTTCTGTGACCGGATACGTGCCTGCTGGGCGCGGCGTAAATCCTGTGCCAGCTTTCTGGCGATGTTATTGATGGCCTGCTGATTCAGGCTGTCGCGGATGGCCTCAAAGGTTTCATCCACGCGGGTGAATGCCTTATCCATCGCTTTCACCCCACGTCACATCCTGGAATACATGCGACCAGTCGCCTTCGGAAGATGGCAGGCGGGGTTTTGGCTCCGGCAGGTGTTCTGCCTGCGGTGTGCCCTGACTGCTGCGCGTGATGCGAACGCGTTCCTGCAGGGGGAGCGTAAACAGGAGATCGGCGCTGTCATCGTCATTGATAACGGCGGAAAATTTGATGTCCTGATTACGCTCCGGATTGAGCAACAACTGTGGCTGATTTTCGGATAACCACGCCAGCAGCGGCAGCGTGAGGTCGTCCAGCTCTCCGGCGTAATCCATGACAAACATCACCATCTGATAGCGGTAAACAAACGAGGGCGTTTCTCCGGTCGTTTCAATGTTGCCGCTCTCCACGAAAATGGTGAATTTTTCCGGGTTAGCCTGACACCATCGGCATGAACGGGTCATGGCTTCACGCAGGGAATCAGTTTTCAGCATGGTTGTTGTCCTCGTTGTTCAGTCGTTGCAGCCTGCGCTGTTCCAGTAATTCAATGGCCCGTTTATCCGCGTTACAGGTTTCCAGTGCATCCAGAAGGCGGTCGCCCCATATACCGAGATTTCCCCATGTGGGAGTGTCAGGGAAGGGGGGAGGCGTTACCGGTATGGTCAGCGTCTGCGGTATAAGCCGGACTGACGGCGCTGGCAGTGGCGCGTTCTGCGTGCCTGCGCAACCTGTCAGTAAAACGAGCGTCAGGCAAAGCGTGGGCGCATTCATCTTTTGCAATATCGTTGCGTAGCTGTTCACGTCTGGCCTCTCCGTCCTGATTTCTCTGTTGATTTTCCACGCGGAGTTGCGCCAGCACCTGCTGCATATCCTGTACCCCGGTGCTGATGATATTCAGGGTGTCGACGGTGCTTTTCAGGGCGCTGGCCTGCGCTTCGTTTCTGGCGTTCTCCCGGCCCAGCGACCACGACAGACGCATGGATGTTCCCCATCCGGCAATCAGAAGGAAAGCGACGCCAAGCGTGGGCCAGAGCTTCATGCCGGATAGGCTCCGTGTGGTAACTGAAAATGCGGTCCGTCTTTCAGGGTCTTCCAGTCGCCGCCCCATTCCACCGGAATATTCAGTTCCCGGCTGGCCTGTCTGAATGCTGCTGCGATTTTTTCGTACAGCGGCCATTCCCATGACACCTGGCTGCCGATATAAGCCACAACATCCACGGCATGTCCCGTAAGGTGGCGGCTGTTCATGGTCTGGCTCTTACCTGTGGCCACAAGTTGCTTCTGGCGGTAACGGCTGCGCAACCCTTCGGTGATACCAAAATCCACTTCCGAAATTTCCAGTGCCCGTCGGGTCACTTTCACCAGATCAGGATTTACGCCCTGCAAATTCTTTTCGCTCCGGCTGCTGAATTTAAATGTGTTGCTCATTCGTCCTTCTCCTTCACCCTGCGATTAAAGGCTGCAATAACCTTGTCGCGTGCTTTCTCTGCGCCCATAAAACCGATTGATGCGCCGATAAACGTCACGGCATCTTCAGGAAAACCGAAGAAGCGCAACGACCCGGCCACGGCCATGGCAAGAACGCCGCACGCCAGCGATCCCGTTACGGTCTGAACCAGTGTTCGTCCGTCATAAAGACTCATCAGCGCGGAAATGCTGACCGCCGCGCCTACTGCATACACCGTTGGCAGGTGGTCAAAGAGCCACGCAATAACCTGCTCTGTGATCCCTGTTTGAATGGTGCTCACTGCTACTCCCCCCACAACTGAATCATTTCTCGTTTCTTCTTCTCCGGCTCCGGCATCTCCACTTCCTGCCCAGCGTCCAGAAATACCTGCTGACAGAGTCCGGGGTTGGCATCCAGCACCTTTTCGGTGACGCCCTGCGTCGTGCCGTAGTACCGGAAACAGAGCGAATCCACGGTGTCGCCTTCCAGTGCCTTCACTTTCATCAGCACAACTCCGCAAAGATTCGCGGGCGGCACAGAATGTCAGAGATGGCCCAGCTCACATCGCGCCACAAATCCGATGTCTGTATATCCAGTGCGTCCGCCCGGCGGTCGCCCTTGTCCGTTGTGTCCGCATCGCGGTAACGCTCCAGAATCAGGGCGCGTGTGGCGGTGTAAACCGCATTGCGCCAGTGCCAGAGATTGACGCTTTCTCCGTTAATTACGGGTGCCGGAACATCGGCCAGCGTCTGATGGCCAGCCGCCTGCTGTTCCTGCTGCCACGCTTCCAGCTCGCGGGTAACGTGTGCCACGGCCCCGGTGGCGGTATGCAGCAGGCGGGAGGTGGTCACACGGCCCGGCAGTCGTACCGCCAGACGCAGTTCACGCAGCACAATATCCGGCCAGAATGCACCTGCTGAAATACGGGTATCACCATCATCGGTATCGGTGATGTCGTCCTCTGCGGGTCCGGGGTTGGTTCTGGCAACCATACTCATGGGGTTCACTCCTGAAAAAATCGGGCGGTGGGTGCGCGGTGTAAACGGTCACGGAGTCAAACCGGAACACCGCGCACGCCGCCCGCTGACGGGGTCAGTCGTTAACCGCGCTTCGCCTTCTGCGTCGCGGTGGTTTTTCGTGTTGCAGGCTTCCGCGTTGTCTTTTTACTTTTGCTGCTTTCGTCCTGCGCCTGCTGTGTGCTGGCGTCTTCTGGTGCGGCTGCGGAATCGGCTTTTTTCAGGGCGCGGGAAAGGGTTGCAATCTCGCGTTTCACACCTGCGTTCGGGTTCAGGTGCATTGCTTCGCGCAGCAGCTTCAGTGACAGGGCCATGCTGTCCGCATCACTCAGGCCACGGCGGACAAAGGCGCACGCTTTGCATAATTTGGCGCGCACTTCGTCCGGCATGTCCTGGTCGGTGACAATCTCCCGGAGGGTGTCCAGTGGTTCGATAAAGGCGGACAAATCCGCGTCGGCATCCGTCCCGGCCTGCGTCAGTACCGGATTACAGATTTCTTCGGTCAGTACCGTGGCAGCAGTACGGCCAAAGTTATCCGGCATGATGAGGTTGTGACGGACCACATACGCGCCGATACGCAGCGCAAGCGGAAGATCGCCACAGTCAATCGCCCACACCATCAGCGTGGCAATCACTTCATCCTGCTGCCCGCCGTCAGCCTCCAGCGTTCCCTCAATCCAGCCGGAAAAATCCGGCAACAACTCTTTTTTGATGGCGGCTTTCGCGCTTCTGGCCTGTACGCCCTTAAGCCGGGCCTGTGCCAGACGCAGACGATACAGCACCTCTTCATGCGCGGTACGCGCGGCGTGGTCCACGCCTTCATTCGCCCGGCCTGCGCGCTGTGCCATCACGTTCTGCCAGTGTTGCTGTGCAGGAGTAATCATTTGTTCTCTCCGTTACTGGCGGGCATGATGCCCGCCGTGAGTTGATTAGCTGTCGGCGAACTTCAGGCCAGTGACCATCGCGCACTTGCCATAGTCTTCAACGACATAAGCGTCATTGATGGACTGGTAGGTGGCGATGCGGTTGTATTCCGGCTCGTCTTTCATCAGGCGACGCATTGAACCTTTCTGCCAGTAAATCGACAGGTTGTTGAACGAGGTGATCAGCATCGTTGCATCCGGGAAGAACGGCGCAAGGAACACGCCCAGCCCGCCAATGGTGCGCGATGACAGGATGAGCTGCCCGGCAAGTAATTCCGCATTGGGATTCTGGCCGCTGATGCTGTTCAGCACGGGCAGACGCAGCGAGTTAAACAGGTTGCGCCCCATAATCACCACAAGGTCGTCAGCTTCCTTGTGCCATTCATCCAGCAGGGATGAACGCGCGTCCTGTACCAGTGCATCAGCGTTCGCATACTTACCCGCGTGCGCCACGGTGTTGTCCATGTTGCGGGAGGTCAGCGTCACGTCATTCATAACGCGTTCGCTGGCGTCGGTTCTGATGTGCTCCAGCCATCCCACGTTAACGTCCTGAAGCAGCTTGTTGGTGCTGAAGTTGGACTCATCCGCGTGAGACGTGCCGTTGAAACCGATCATGATGCGGTCAAGCGCCACCTGTCGGGCAATCTGTGCGCTGATGCGGGACTGAAAATCAGGATGTGCCGCCCAGGCATCAAGCTGCGGATATGAAATAAACGTGTCGTAGTTCACCTGTTCGCACTGGTATTTGCGGTTTTTCAGATCAACCACGTTATTCGGGTTACGGCGTTTTGTGCCGTCATAACTGGTATTCGTGCGTGCAATTGGCCCGGTGGTGTCCGGGAGGATTTTTTCGCCTTTCTGGTCGGTCACGCCGATCACGTTAATTCTTTTTGTAAATTCGGTGCTTTCCTTTGAGGCGTTTTCAAAACGCTGCTGCACCGAGGGTTCCACGGTAAATCGCGATACCAGTGCGGAAACCGGAATATTATTAAGCGACGCCTGCTGCGCCATATAGCAACCCAGCTTGTTGCGGGTAATATCTGACATCACCAGATTCATAAAAAATTTGCTCCTTTGTCTTATCAGAAGTCAGCCAGCTGGTCGGAGGCTGCACCTGTTGCGGTGAACCGGTTCTGCGGATCGCCGTCCTGCGTGCGCAGTTTTTCCTTCAGTGCTGCCAGCTCTGTGGTCAGTGACGTAATTTTCTGGCGGTCCTGCTGATGGCGGGTTTCCAGCACATTAAAACGGTCGATAATGTCGGCCTGTGACGTTGCGACGCCTTCCACCGCTTCCTGAATACGGGAAAAACTGGCGTCATCCGCTTTGCGGCCACGGCCAATAATCCCCATTACGCGGTTAAACCACTGGGTGCCTTCTTCCTGGCGTTGTTCTGCCATTTCGATGATTTCAGACTCGATGGCTTCGGAGATAAGCGGCGCTTCACCCTGGATACTGTTGAACGTCATCACCGCCTGACGTTGCTGTGCCGTGAATTTCAGGCGCTCAGTGCCCAGGCTTGCCGGGGTGTCGGTCATCGCCAGCCCGACCAGATAGGCGCGCCCGTTAACGGAGAACTGCGGGTGCAGTTCGATACTGGAATAGATTTTCTTGCCGTCCGCGACAAGCTGCTTCATGCGCTCGGTCGGTTCGATTTCTGCATACAGCGCAGTACGTCCGGCCAGCGGACCTTCCGTAATGTCTTCCGTACTCAGTGCGGTGACATCGCCCATTGCGGAAAATTCGCTTGACGGGCATGGCGAGAGATAGTGCTCAACGTTCACGCGGGCAGCGTAAACATCCGGGTTGAAGTTCTCGGCGGCTTCACGCAGATGCACCGGACTGATTTCACGGCCATCAACAGTTGATCCGGAGACAGCCACGCGAAACTTTTTGCGGGATGTCTTTTTTTCATTAGCCATAGTTTTTGCCCCTCTGACTGGTTCTTCAGTCATGATGGCAAAGCGTAACAGGCTGATACAAAGGGCTTTTGTTGTAAGAAAACAGTCAGAACAGAGGGTTAAGGAGAACAGTTTCGCGCGCGGGTAATCTTCCTGTAATTACTCAGGGGGAGCAATGATTCAGGACGCTTTTGTGCGCCAGCGTGCGCGGCAACTTTACTGGCAGGGTTATCCGCCCGCAGAAATATCACGTCTGATGGGAATAAACCCGAACACGATTTATGCGTGGAAAAAACGTGACCAGTGGGATGAAACGCCACCCGTGCAGCGTGTCACGCAGTCCATCGATGCGCGCCTCATCCAGCTTACTGAAAAACAGAATAAAACAGGCGGTGACTTTAAGGAAATAGACCTGCTGACCCGGCAGCTTAAAAAGCTGCATGATGGCCAGCAGGATGTGATGGCCGCAGGAAAGAAAGGCCGGGCGAAAAAACTCAAAAATCATTTCACGCCGGAACAGATTGCCGCACTGCGGGAAAAAATCATCAGCAGGCTGGAGTGGCATCAGCGGGGCTGGTTTGACTCCCTGACCCTTTGCAGGGAAGCAGGGATACGTAACAGGATGATCCTGAAATCCCGACAGATTGGGGCGACCTGGTATTTTGCACAGGAAGCTCTGCTGATGGCGCTGCGTGACGATGTGGCGCAACCTTACCAGCGTAACCAGATTTTTTTGTCTGCGTCGCGTCGTCAGGCGTTCCAGTTTAAAAGCATTATTCAGAAGGCCGCGGCTGAAGTTGATGTGGAGCTGAAAGGGGGCGATAAAATCATCCTCTCCAACGGCGCAGAGCTGCATTTTCTCGGCACTTCTGCTGCGTCGGCACAGTCCTATACGGGCAATTTTTATTTTGATGAATTCTTCTGGGTCAGTCGCTTTGCTGAACTGCGCAAGGTGGCTGGCGCTATGGCAACCCTCAGCGGACTGCGGCGCACCTACTTCTCCACGCCATCCACCGAAACGCACGAGGCATACGCCTACTGGAACGGCGACCGCTGGAACGAGAAAAAGGCCACGCATAAACGCCAGCGTTTTTCTGTGGACTGGAAAACGCTGCATAACGGGCTTATCTGCCCTGACCGGACGTGGCGGCAAATTGTCACGCTGGAAGATGTGGTTAATCACGGCTGGAAACACACCGATATTGATGAAATTCGTGATGAAAACACCGAAGACGAGTTCCTCAATCTCTATATGTGTGAGTTTGTTCGCGAAGGGGAATCGGCGTTTAACCTGAATATCCTGATTGGCTGCGGTGTTGACGGATACGACGACTGGAAAGACTGGAAACCTTTTGCTCCCCGCCCGATGGGGAATCGTCCGGTATGGATTGGGTATGACGCAAACGGCAGCAGTGGCAACGGCGACAGCGGCGCTGTGTCCGTGGTGGTTCCTCCGGCTGTTCCTGGTGGCCGTTTTCGAACGGTGGAGACACGACGCGTTCAGGGGCTGGAGTTTGAAGAACAGGCCAGAGTCATTGAAGAGTTCACGCGTCGCTACAACGTGGAACACATCGGCATTGATGTGACGGGCGGGAACGGGGAGGCTGTTTATCAGATAGTGAAGCGGTTTTTCCCTGCTGCTATTCCGTACACCTTCACGCTGTCATCCAAACGGTCGCTGGTACTGAAAATGCTGCAAATAATGCGTGCCGGACGGTGGGAATACGATCGCGCCGAACGCGAGCTGGTCGCGGCCTTTAACGCCGTGCGTAAGGTGAAAACACCGGGCGGCTTTATCACTTACGAAACGGACCGCGCGAGGGGGATCAGCCACGGCGACCTTGCGTGGGCAACCATGCTTGCTGTCATTAACGAACCGATTGGCGGCGAAGGAGAAAACGAGCGTTTCACGGTTATGGAGTTCTGATGAGCAGAAAAAATAAAAAAGTGCGCATGAGTTCACGCATTGATCTCGCTGATGCGCTCAGGAAAGAATCATCGCTCAGTGCATTCACATTTGATGGTCCTTATCGCCTGACCGGGCATGACCTGCTGGACAATATGTACTGTGCTGATAACGGGCGGTGGTATGAAACCCCGGTGGACTGGTACGGTCTGGCAAGAGCAGCCCGGCAAACGTCCTGGCATCAGTCTGCGCTTTACTTTAAGCGCAATGTATTACTCGGTTGCTACATCCCGCACCCGCTGCTTTCCCGGCAGGATTTCTCGGCGCTGGCGCTGGACTGGTTTGTGTTCGGTAACGCATTCCTTGAGCTTAGAAGCAATATACTCGGCGAACCGCTTAAATTACGGCACGCACTGGCGAAATACATGCGACGCGGAAGCGATCTTGAATCATGGTGGTATGTGCAGGATGGCAAGGACGCGTTCCAGTTTCGCCCTGGCAAAGTGTGCCACCTGATGAATCCGGATATTAACCAGGAAATTTACGGCATGCCGGAATATCTTGGCGCATTACTCTCGGCCAGCCTGTCTCATTCGGCGGACATGTTCAGAAAACTGTATTACGACAATGGATCCCACGCCGGGTGCATCATCTACATCGGTGCAGCGCAGGTAAACCGCGAAAGCATGGACTCCCTGAAAGAAACGCTACAGGGTGCACGTGGTGGTGGCGCGTTTAAAAACGTGCTCATCCATGCGCCCAACGGGGGCAAAGAGGGGGTGCAAATTTTGCCGTTCCAGCAGATCACCGCAAAGGATGAGTTCATGAATGTTAAGGCGGCATCCCGTGATGATGTGCTGGCTGCGCACCGTGTTCCGCCGCAACTGATGGGGGCGATGCCGGGCGAAAAAAGTGCGTTTGGTGATGTGGAGAAGGCCGCGCGGGTTTACGCAATTAACGAGCTGATGCCCGTCATGGAGGCTATGAAGCACATCAATGACTGGCTTGGCGAAGAGGTGATCCGCTTTAACCCTTACGCACTGTTAGACACCCAGCCCACATCCTGACGCGCTTCGCTTGTCTGCTGCTTCGCCGGGGCATAAAAAATTTATGCCCCGACTCTCCAGCTCCTGTATCAGTCAGATAATTTCACGATGCTTTCCTGCTGATTGCCATCATCGACAGTCAGACTCTTACGCAATCCCACCGCGTTGACTGCATGTTCTCGCCGTCTCAGTGCGATTTTGACGGCCTTACCTTTCACCCCATCAAATCAAAAGCCCTCACGTCTTTTTCACACTCAGCGTGAGAAATACAGCCATTCTGTTGTATCTCTGCGACATCGTTCAGGGAATGCTATTTACCCCCTGAAACGCGGGCTGTTCCCCCGTCACCTGCGCGCAGAAAAAGCGCGTTTTTTTGTGCACGCACGGATCCTTGACGGATCCAGCCGCCACGCGGGCCGGAAGGGCAAAAAGTCGTTCAAAAAAATTGTGCAAATTTGTGCACTATTGTGCAGTATCATTACAGGATGTATATCGCTTCAAATGTGCTATATTTGGTCACATTAAGACAGCGAAGAAGATGAACTTATCCTTGTCAGTGTGCCTACACGATATAGCCTCATCATTGTATGTGTATGGTAGGCGTGATAGCTTACCCCAACAGATTTGGGGGAGGTGGTTGACAACTGTAAAACCATCTCCATGTTAAAAGTAAATTAGTGATGTTTAAATGATTGAAAAAAGGAGACTAACTATGACCGTACGCTGCACCTATAGCGAAGAAAACTGGGACGTTTAACTCCTGTTTTTTTAGAGTAGTTTCAGTAGAATGGGGGCTTTGGCTCCCATTTTTTATGGTTGAAAATAATGGATCTAGTGCTTTCTATTCTTTGTGGTGGATGGAAGTTTCTTTCAGACATCTGGAACTCCAGCCCTACCTTCTACCCGGGGGTGGCAGGGGCGCTTATTGCAGTGATTAGTATACGAAATCAAAGAAAGACGTCGCGCGAAAAAAACTCGTTGGACTTTGAGGCGGCATACAAACGCAATAAAGACATAGTTGAGGCGTGGTCTGAAGTGCTGCGTATCTACAAGGACCGCTACAATTTCCCAATCGCAGACTGGGGAAAAGAAGAATATTCTCAAACAGATGGTTCAAAAGCGTTAAAGCTCATCTTTAATGAATGGGAGCGTTGTGCCAATGCCGTGAATAACGGTTTGTATGATGAGCGGTATCTATATCGTGTTTATGGTTCTACCTTAATCTTTCTTGATGTCCATTTTGAACCTTATATGGAAGAGTGCCGCAAGCGTAATCCGAGGTTTTACCGGAACTTAAAATGCCTTGCTCTTCGATGGCGTGTTCGGCGAGCGTATGAAGATCAGGAAAACGATAGCAGGGAATACCAAAAACTGCTTAATGAGGCTAAGCGATTGGTAGATAAATTGCATACTAAATTCTGATTTTGCATGTTTTGTGCATCAGGGCGAACTCGCCCTGATGTTGTGTTATTCGGGAAATAACGCCCGGATATTTCCGGCCATCTGGCTGGTTATCTGTGCGGTTGATACTGGCTGTGATGCGGGGCGTTCTGTCCTGGTTTGTGTCACTGATAACGCTTCATCATCAGCCCATGCAGCCAGTCGGTAAGCCTCTGCTGGATTCATTTTCAGAAGTGCCAGCCCGGCCAGAAAAGCCACGCGTTGGCCGCTTTTGCGGGCTTCTGGTGTAAGGCTGTCCAGCCAGGCGCATGCTTCGCCTTCGTTCTTGACGGCGGCGGGCTTCAGATAGAAACTTATCCGTCTGGTTGGTGTCGTCATTGGTTTACTCCTTGTCCATTGCGTACAGCCCATTAACCAGAGCAAACTGTGGCACCCCGTCCGCGATGAAAGTCGCATTAACTCCGCAGGCTTCGCGGATAGCGGGTGCCACAATCTCCGCCCCTCCACCGACAACCATCACCCGCCCGTAACCCGAAAAAACCGCCAGCGCGCGGATCACGCGTTGTTTCAGTGTTTCTTCCTTTTCACGAATAACCGCCACCAGGCTGGCGTAATGCGCGTCATTGTGGATGTGCTGGCGCAGCCAGGCTTCATCGTGGCGATGTTCGATAATGGTATTGGCGATGTGGTGGCTGGTACGCATACCGTTGGTGGCCATCACCGACAGCACGGCATCGGTCATCAGTGAAACGCCTACGTGTGGATCGCAAAATACCTGGCTGATGCCTGCCAGTTGCCCCTGAACCTTTGCCACATCCAGCGTGGTTCCGCCCAAATCCACAATCAGCAGGGATTCAAACGGACTCATGTCAGCCAGTGCCTTAAAGCCTGCCGGAATGGATTCAGGCATAACCCGCACGTTACGGATAGTGAATGCCTCACCGTTCTGGTACTCCACCGGGCGCATAACGTTCGCTTTTTTGCGGTTGATGTTGGCCATGTCCGGCTGTGCGTTTGTGTCGAAATACTCGCTCAGTGGCAGGGTGACAACCACATCCACCTCCTGTGGCGTGATGCCTGATTTGACCAGCGCGTGATGAATGGCGATTACATTCACATCGCTGTACTGGTATTGCGTGTCGGTCGTCTGGACAAAGCGATCGCTGACCGGATCAAAACCATAGCGCACGCCATCAAGCATGTAGTTCGCGGGTTGCATGCCACCGAACGGCGCAGACCATTCCGACTTGAAGCTGTTCGGGCTGATGGCGTTGCGGCGTTCGCCATTCTCAGTCCATGCCAGCTTGATGTTGGTGGAGCCGTCGTCGATACAAATTTTCATGTCGATTTTCCTTATGTTGGTTAATTAACCGTTTACGGGATTTTTAAATCCCGCTTTCGCCTGTTTTGTGCGCGCTTCATATATCGCGGCGCGTTTTTTGCTCATTTACGGGATTTGTGAATCCCGTTTCTGTCTGTTTTTTGTTTCCACTGGTCAGGCCAGCCCTCAGCAGGTTTGCTTTGCGGCGGGCGCGTTCAGTGGTTTCTCTGATTCTCTGTGCGTGCTCCGCGTCACGAATGGCGCGCAGCATGTCAGAAAGCACGGTAACGGGTGTTTTCATGGTGTTCTGGACCTGCTGAAGTGTGGATGCCAGGCGTGCGGCGGCTTCGGGGTCTGATGCCCCGAGCTGTGCCAGATAGCTGGAGACCGGGTTATGGCGGATCTCCGTGCTGCTTACGCCGTGATTACGGCTCAGGCGCTGCCAGAGCTGCGTGATTCGGCTGTCCGGGCGGGTATCCGGTTTGCGTACAATTTCAAATCCCTGCGGTGCAATGATGCTGCCGTCAACGTACAGACTGCCGCCCCGTAACAGGTGCTGCATCTGTTGTTCACCGATATGCAGGCCGAGAGATTCAGCAGACTCCCGCCATTCTTTAGCGAGTAATTCGTGGTTATCAGGCAAAGGCCGCTGCTGTTTGCGGCTCTGTGTCCAGCTCTGCATTTCATCACTGCTGTTTTTTGCCTGTTTGTCACGAAGCGAACGCATCAGCGCCCGGCGTTCGTGCCGTTTCAGTGAGCGCATCCATTCATCCACATCAACGCCGTCAGGAAGCTGCGGCCACAGTGCTGGCCGTTCTTCCGGCTGTTCTGTCCCGTTGTTGTCTGTTTCCTGTACACGGGGACAGTTATTGCCACGAGTCCAAGGGTCGGCAGGGCCGCCCTGAAGGTCAAAACCATTTTCGCGGGCGCTGTCTTCCGCTTCCGGTTTACGTCTTACCAGCTTCCAGTTATCCGGATGCGTGCACACACGGGAGGATTCCCCGATGAGTGGTGACCAGATCCCGTAAATCTGTACGCTCTGTTCGCCGTAATCGTTCAGCTCATCTGCGAGGTCGTAGGCGGTGCGAATCAGGTAGTCCTTGCGTGGAACAAGCACGCCACCCTGTTTTTTAATGTAGGTGGCAAAACACCCGGCATCGGCGGCAGCGAGTACCGCATCCATTGCATCATCTTTCAGCCGTTGCGGGCCTTCCGGATTGCGTGCCATCTGGCTGGCAAGGCGGCGCAGTTCACGCCACACCTGACGGGAGGGGATGCCAAAGAACTGGAACTGACGGACCCGGTGAAGGCGCGCCCAGCCGATGGCGCGCTCCACGCTCTCGGCCATTGATTTTCCGGTTTCGTGGTCCACGCGTGGCTTGCCCGTTTTCGGGTCGATGCCATCCACGGCGCGGCTGTCCAGGTTCTTTCCGATGTAGGTGGCGATGTAGCTGGTTGGCGTGCCTTTTGAGCCGTCGACATACTCCACCTTAAAGCGCGGAGTAATATCATTGCCCAGCTCGTGGCGGTCTTCCTGAATGGCAATATCGCGGGTATGGGACACAATGGTGTCGATTTCTTCCGGATGTGCAAAGACCATCATATGCCAGTGCACGGTGCCGTCATGATGAGGCTCCACCGTGCGGATGCCATACCAGCGCAGGCCGTCGCGGTTCAGTTTTTTGCGGACCGCCGCAAAAAACGTGTTAACCAGGTAATCGCTGGAGTCGCGCATTGTGGCCCCGTTCCATTTGGGATTCGGATGACCGTTCTCCGTTGTGGCGTGGTATTTTGACGGGCAGGTGACAGTCAGAAACACCGCTTTGTCGCCACGGGCTTCGGCCAGAAGTTCCAACCCCTTCATGGTGGCCATCATTTCTGCCTTACGGTGAACCGGGTTACTTACTCCCGCGTAATACACTGTCTCGAGATCAATCGTGAACCCGTCTTCATTTTCCAGCATGAAACTTTTCAGGAAATCGCGTGTTTTCTCGCGCTGTGCGCGAAACTCGCTTAACGCGTCCTGGCTCAGATAGGGTGATGTTTTTCTGGAAACCAGACAGGCGGCGCGGAGTTGTTCTTCTCTCCACTCGCAACGTAACAGCCACAGTTTGCGTTTCCACCATTCCGCACAGGTCAGGCGAAGGATTGCGCCCGGCAGCAGCTCCGTGTCCGGTTCGTTCCTCCGGTCTTTGTCTGTTGTCAGTGCGTCATAATGTGGAGGCATGGCGTGCAGGTGTAACGCCATGCGGGCCAGCATCTGATACACCTTCAGCGTTATATCCATAGTCAGCTCGCCATCGGTCGCGCCAAAGCCATCGCAGAGCTTTTCGAAGGTGCTGCTGAACATCGCCGCCGTCATGGTGGCCAGCGTCTGTATCTGGTGCTTGTTGAGCTGTGGCAGGTACAGCAAATCGTCCAGGCGTTCACGTCCGGCAAGGGAGCGATAACCCGGAGTCAGCCAGCGACGGTCGGTGCAGTCCAGACGTTCGAATATTTTGCGCAGGGTTCCGTGCGCGTAACGTTCAGCCTGCCAGTTCTTTTTTCCTTTCCGGCGATCGGCTTCCTGTTTTTTGCGCAGGAAGGAGAGGTGGCGAATAAGCGGATCGCGCAGATAGGACGGCAGCAGGCGCAGCGAGGCCATGGCTTCATCCACCGCGCCGCGTGCCTGTCTTCTGGCGTCTCCTGCCAGCGTGATGGTTTTGTCCTGTTTTTCCTGTGCGTCCAGGCTTTTATTAATCAGATTGCCCAGTGGCGTGGCGGAGAACGCCGCATCAGCCTTTTCCTGGCGGTGCTCGTTCTCTGCCCGGTAGGCATCCAGCCAGGAAGAAAGCGCGGATTCAGGTGCGGGGATCCCCGTTCCTTCCCGCCCTACTGCGTGGCGCGGTTGTTGCCAGTCCCTGATGTGCTCTGCCGTCATAGTGATTTACTTCGTCATGCCATTCAGGGTGTCGCGGCAGACGGTAGCCAGCCGCTGAATTTCCAGCACGGTGTCTTCTGTGTCGGCATAGTGATGTGTGATGCGGATGCTGTCTGCAATCACATCGACGATCGCAGAGGATGGGCGCTGGTAAATGCCAATAACGGACGGGGTGCCGCCTTCAATGCGGTAAAGCCTGTAATTTCCCTCGTGGCTGTCAATCATGTAGCGGCCATCAATAACAATTTTTCCGTCAGCGAGCTGCGGTACAGGCAGGGATTTCAGGTACATGTCATAACGGTCACGCACGCGAACGGCAAGATCACGCTCTGTGTTGAGCAGGTATTCAAGAAAGTCGTTGGCGAGAATCATTGCGGCAATCCTCTTGTTACAGATGTGCGAAGGCCTCCCGCCGCAAGGTGCAGGAAAGGCCCGGAACAGGAATTAATGGAGTTTGTTTTGCTGCTGGATGAGATCCTGAAGAGACAGGAGGTCTTCCGCCAGATAGCTGAATACAGCGGCGCAGTAGTCGGCTGAAATAGTGTTGTTGAGTCTGTGCAATGTGTTGGATTGCATGATAAAGGCGATGTGTGCAGCGCGGGTGAGTCTGCGATCGATTTCAGTCTGGATGTGACGACGCTCCGCGATAGTGCGGTGCTGTTTGCGGTTTGCCATGGTGTGGCCTCTTTGTTGGTAAGTTTTGAATACTCACCATCCAGAGCTGCGAAACTGTGGGTGGCGAGACGTACGAGGTTCGCAGTACCGGTCAACAAAGAAAACCCGGCCCGACCGAAGTCGGCCCCGTACGCCCCACCATAATTCTGATGCGAAAAAATGTGCGGCAATGCGGTACGCACAAAAAAACCGCTGGCGCGGTTGTGCGCTTTGTTGATCAGCAGGCTGCGAAACCCGGCACCCGTTTTATGAGATGCAACGGAAATGTAACCTGACTGATTGCGGCATGGCAAGCGGTTTTTTTGTGAGAACGGCATACTAAAAAAATCCTGATACTGCTCCGGCCAGCGATTTTCACTGGCCGGGTTTAATTACTTCACCGGAACAAACGGAACAGCGGTGTTGCTGGTCATGTATTGCGGCAGCGTGCCGTTCCATTTGTTGATTGCTTCCAGCTCCATAACGCCGGGATTCTGGCGCAGAGCTTCACCGCGTAAACGAATGGCGTCGGCTTCAGCCTGGGCTTTTGTGCGAATGGCATCAGCCTGTCCGGCAGCTTCTGCGCGCAACATGTTGGCTTCTGCTTCGCGTTGCTTGACTTCCTGTTCGCGTTGCAGGGTTTTCTGGTTTGCCGTGACTTTGGCATTAATGCTGTCGATAACGGTTGACGGGTACTCCGGCTTACCCACATATGAGAGGCTCATTACCTGAATACCGATGGGTGTCATTTCCTCCTGAATGTCTTTAAGGGCTGCATCCAGTAGTTCAGATTTCCCGCCGTCGATAAATTTGTCGGTGGTCATTTTGCTGGCCAGTCGGTTGAGTGCATCGGCGATCTTCTGGCGCAGGTCAGTGTCGGTAATGTCATCCACGCCTTTGCGGTAGGTCTGAAACACTGTAGTAACTTTGGATGGATCAACCTTGTAGGCCACACCGATGTGATAGCCGATGGTTGTGCCGTCACTCATCTGGAAGCTGAACGGCTCATCGTAGGTCTTCATTTGTTTGAAGGTCGGGAAGATGTAAACCTCGGTATTCCAGCCAGTCCAGTAGCGGCCAACGCCAACCACTTCGCCGACGCCTTTGTCGTCGCCCAGTTTGTTGACTTTGATGCCCACATTACCTGGCTCAACGCGATCGCAACCAACCAGCAGGATGGCGGCAAAAAGCGGGATAATCTGAAAGAGTTTGAGTTTCTTCATTGTTTGATTTCCTTGATGTACTTACTGAAAAGGCGAACAACGCCTGCCGGGTACAGCATGGCAATGAAAATGCCCAGCAATACCAGGAAGGAGCTGTCTGATGAAATCATTCGGGGGAGTAGTCCTGCATACAGAATGAGAGAAACGAGGACGCATACCAGCGCCCACATGTATGCGCGAAACCAGGTCTTTTTGTTCATGCTGCGATCCCTTACTGGTCAAGGAAAAAATCAAAAACGTTATTGATGCGTTGTAATAACTCGCGCTGTATTGCTTCCGGTGTTTCCGGTTCGCAAGGTGAACCCAGCGTTGCGCAGAAATCGGCGATTTCATGATGGAGCGTCAGGCGAATGGCTGGAGCTATGGTTCTGGCGTGCTCCAGCTCATCCAGCAGTGCCAGCACAGCAGACGGCGAGAGCATTGCGCGAAACGCCAGTAATTTTTGATGCGTTGCCATTCGTTGCAGGTCAGTTGCCAGTTCGCGTAGTTCCTGGTGGTTGATGGTGCTCATGCTCTGGCTTCCTTCAGTAGCTGGTTAAACATGTGAGTAAGTGGGTTGCCACACCCGAACGGCATCGGGTTTACTTGGTAAGAGAACCGACCGCCTGTTTTGCGCTCTTCTCTGATGACTAAGCCGTCACGCCAGAGTCGGCGCAACTCAGCATTAATGGCTGTGGTTGGGGTATTCAGCGCGGCGGCGATTTCTCCACCGCTACAACCCGGATTGGCTGTGATGTAGTCCAGAATGGTCATCTGCGTGACTCCTGTACCTGTTTGATAAGATTCACCTGCACCACGTTGGTGGCGCAGAAGTAAGTGTCGTCAGTGAGGTAAATGTGATGCGCGTCAGGTTGCGAACGGTGACGGTCGAGCGTTTTAATCAGCCGTTCGTCAACCTCGTATTCACGCCCTCTGGATGTGAAACGAATGACGGAAAAACGCTTAATTGCCATTGCGCCCCCTTTGTCCAGTAACCCTATGCGTTAAATACGGTGCGCTGTGCGTCATCAATGAATGCGACTTGAGAGCGCTCTATCAGGCGGAGATTTGTCAGAATTTCTGATTCCCTTATGGGGTGAGGAGTGATCAGGTATTTATCCTGTAATCCGACGATAATGGTGTATTGCTGTGGCTCCGAGCCAATTGTGTAAATAAGGCGTCCGGTGTTAGACAAATCCAGTTCGGTGACTGGTTGTGTTCTGAGAACCGTTAGTTCAGCATCCTGTTTTTCGATAATTTCGGCTGCTTCGGCGGTTACTCTTGCTATCATCATGGCTGTGGTGGCAGGCCCAATCATTCCTGCATTTGTTGCATCCTGAATGGCTCTGTTTGCGGTCTCCGATATATTTTTTAGCGCAGTTATAATGCCTTTTTCTTTTGCGTTCATTTTTGTATCTCCATTATTTACGTGTGTGAATGCCTCCGTTAATTCGGATGGTTTTCACGTTTTCTTATTTAATCTGGTGTTTTATTTGTGCTGTTATTCGTCAGAGAAAAAACGCTCAATCTTTTTCACTGAATGAATAATTCGCATAATGCCAATAGCGCAGATCACCGAAATAATCAGAACAAGCCACGAGATAAATATACTCATGCGATATTCCCCAGCTTATACGGTTCAATATGTTCCCCGCATTCTGCGGCACAGATCAGCTCGGAAAGTTCGTTAAGTGCATCCAGATCATCAGCGTAAAAAGCCACGTCATACAGACTCCGGATTGCCCTGGTCAATGAGTCACGGGCTGCACGTTCAGCATGAGCGCCTGATGCACTTAAGCGAAAATAAAAACGCTCAAGTGCTTTGTTAATGAGAGTTTTATATTCTTTGCCCATTGTATTTTCCCGGAAAACAATTAAACAAAATCTCTTAATGGTTTACCTGATTCAATGCGCTCAATTGCATCGTTAATGGCCATGTATGCGGCGTGATCACCTGCATAGCGTGCGCATTCCTGTAGTGACTTTTATCCGCTGATAGTATCGCTTTTTGCTTCCGATAAAGGTTTCACCGTATTTAATGCATCACGGGCATTATTATCTATGAGTCGGTGTATGATAAGAGTGTAGGCCGAGGCTATCTCTACCATGTTTTTTGTCGTTGTTGCCATTGGTTAATTCCCCCGTGGATGCTGAAAACTACGTCCTGCAATTAAGCGGTCAACCGTGCGTAGCGCTTCGTACAATGTAAAATCCTGTCCGAACTGATTGTCGCCGCAGCTCAATGCAAAAATGCGGTTTCCGGTAAACGGATTGCGTGGGCATTTGTGGACCACAATTCCAGCTTTCTCAATCAGCCAGGTATGCTCGCCGATTTGTTTTACTGGGTAGCCATCCGGCGTTGCGTGTGTTTCGCTCATGCTGTAGCGAGAGTTGCTACGTGATGCACTGGTAGCGAAACGGTTAGCGTGGCGTTCCGCACCGTTGCGGAAGCGCGGCTGTGAAGAATTGCGCCGTTCCTTCATATCAAAATACTCCGCCTAAAATGAATTATGGTTTGAGTTATGCTGCTTTACCGCTGATATTTCTGTTTCGTCTGCCACTTGTTGGCTTAAACAAAAACAGACGGCTTTCCCAGTCGTGCCATTCCTGAGGTGCGTTTTCGATGAGGCGATCGCATGCTTCATCCCACGCTTTTCTGTTGATGTAGAGTTCAGCGTTTCCGCCTGGTTTAAGAGGGTCCGCCATATACACCGCAGGTAGCTTTCCTGCTTTGGCCATGCTTACGATGGCATCAACGGTCTTTCCGATATACATCGCAAATCCTTCTTTTGACAGGAGATGCGAGGGATTTTCTGAAAGTCGAATTTCTTCACGTTCACGTGCTTTGCGTCCTGTTTTTTGATGCTCCCCCTCTGGCATTTCTGACAGGTGATCGCATCGTGTTCCGCAAAGTGACTCAGGCGCGTTTTGAGTGCTTTCTTGCATCTGATATCCTCCGCTATTGGTGCTTTCTTCTAACTAGCACCATTTAGAACTAGTTAGCGCAATTCGTTGTGTGTTAATTGATGTATAAACTAAGTGAGTTAACTTACTATGTCAACTACCGTAGCTATGAAAATTCGCATCATGCGGAAGTCAGAAATGCTTACACAAGAAAAAATGGCAGAGATTACTGGGCTTACTCTTGCTGCATTAAGGCAATATGAGCAAGGACGAAATGAACCCAACCTTGAGTCAACAAAAAAGCTTCTGAAAGCCCCCATGTTCCGTAAGTACCGCGACTGGTTTTTGTTTGATGAAGTTGAACCCAAGGCCGGGCAGGTTGTACCGGCTCTCGCACACATTGGGCAAGGCGAAGCGGAATCATCCCGCTCCGGCAAGAAGACTGGTTAACGGTTCACCAGGCATTTATTTCCCAGAGCTGTGATCAAGATGATGTTTTCATTGGAGGGCTTCCTTATGTCGATTAAGAAGCTCGCTAATGGCAAATTCTGTGTGGACGTGCGGCCAGCTGGATCAGAAGGAAAAAGATTCAGGCGGCGATTTGATACTCGTGGTGAGGCTGTTTTGTATGAGCGTCATGTATTGCAGCATTACCACGACAAAGACTGGGTTGATAAGCCAACAGAACGGCGCTCGCTGAGGGAGTTGCTGGATTGTTGGTGGCTATACCACGGGAAAAATCATCCTTACGGTGCGATGGAGCGAGTGCGTATTTCTGCGGTCATTAGTGATCTTGAAAGTATTAATGTTACACGCAGCGACCAACTTACTCGTAAGAACATAATTAATTATCGGTTATTGTTGCTTAACCGCGGAATAAAACAATCCACGGTTAATCGTTATTGCGCAATGATGAGTGGTTTCTTCACAAAACTAATTGACGCAGAGGAATATTCTGGGGCTAATCCGTTTCATGATGTGAAAAAACTTAATATCAAACAGCCTGAAATGGCTTATTTGTATCATGAGGATATTCCACGATTACTGGAGTTGTTATCTGGTGATGAATTAAAAGCTGTCTTGTTGTGTCTGGCAACAGGTGGAAGATGGAGTGAGGTTGCAAATATCAAGGGGGAGCATGTTATTAGCGGCAAAGTCATTTTTATGGAAACCAAAAATGGGAAGCGTCGCGTTATACCTATATCGTCAGAACTGGAGTGCATGATTAAAACAAAGGCCACTGGTCGTTTAATTTATCCAAGTTATGCCGCTGTCAGAGCTGCTATCAGAAAGGTGAGGCCCGATCTTCCTGAAGGGCAGTCGATACATGTTTTGCGGCATACCTTTTCCACTCACTTCATGATTAATGGTGGGAATATCATCACTTTGCAGAGAATACTTGGGCATAGCACTATTCAGCAGACGATGACTTATGCCCATTTTGCACCGGATTATCTGCAGGATGCTGTGCGCTTTAATCCTGTGGCTGAGTTGTCCAGATATTGCCCATAA